AATAACCGCCCTGTACTGCAATACAAGACGGTTATAAAAAATAATTAGTTTTTGAATAGCGGAACAGCTAAAGCCGTTCCCTTACTACCATTATAATACAACTTATTTTGCATTATGTCAATAACAATATATTGAAAAAAGGTGTTACTTATGACAATCGGCGAACGCATTAAAAAATTGCGAGAAGAAAAAAATATAACTGTTGATAAACTTGCCGAGCTGATAGGAAAGAACAGAGCTACAATATACAGATATGAAAGCAGCGAGATTGAAAAGTTACCAACAAGCGTATTAGAACCGCTTTGTAAAGCTTTAGGAACTACTCCTGCATATATTATGGGTTGGGACGATAAAACACCGGAACAAGCAACCCCACTTCCGCAAACAAATGTATTTATGCGACCGGTATATGACAGCATTTCGGCAGGGTTCGGAGTGATAGCTCAGGATGTGCCTGTTGACTATATGCCTACATACATCACCTGCCCCTCAGAACAGGATAAATATATATGGATAAATGTTCACGGTGATTCTATGAGCCCTCTGATTGATGACGGCAGTAAAATTCTTATTAAAAAGCAAACTTCCGTTGACAGCGGTCAGATTGCCGCAGTCCTCGTTGACGATGAAGAGGCTGTTGTTAAAAAGGTCCTTTACAACGATAACACCGTTGAGTTGCATTCAGTCAACCCCTACTATCCCCCACGAGTGTTCAAAAATAACGACGTCACTCGTGTTCAAATCCTCGGTCTTGTAAAAGAAGTAAGTAAATCGTTGCAGTGAGAAAAGCTGTTTTACTGTAACAGTTAAATTTGTAAAAATATATTGATTTTATGAATTTGTCGGTGTATAATTATATTCAATTCGTAAAAACAGCCTATTTTTGCGAATTGCTTTTCTGATATATGCGTATAATTGTTAAATTACGGCATATAATACTTATTGGAGAGGTGATACATTTGGGGTATAAATCTTTAGATAAGCTGTTTTATTCTGACAAAGAAAATTATGAAAAAATTTACAACGAAAGGTATAAAAGCGAATACGCAGTGCACTTAGATTTTCTGATACACGATAACCCTGCTTTTTTTGTGATGATACCCGAATTTATTACGAAAATTCGTGACATTTATAAAACCGATAAGCAAATCAAAGCTTTAAGGGATTCATTACCCGAAAAAGCAATTGACCATTTCGCTATCAGATGTTTGGTTGATGAAATTGTAAAGACAAATGATATTGAAGGTGTTTACAGCTCAAGAAGAGAAATTAACAGTGTCTTGTCAGAACTGGAAACAAAGAGCCATGGGAAGCGTTTTATGGGGCTTGTGCAAAAATATCTTATGTTGCAAAAAAATGAAACTATGTCCTTTGACACCTGCGAAGATATCCGCAACCTGTACAATGATTTAGTATATTTTGAAATCGAAGAAGATAACCCGTCTGATTTGCCTGACGGTAAAATCTTCAGAAAAGATTCAACAAGCGTCCTCAGTGCAACGCAAAAAGAACTTCACAGAGGAGTTAATCCCGAAGAAAAAATTATAGAGTGTATGAATAAAGCGTTGGCAATACTTAATGACAAAAGCATTGAGTGTGTTTTCAGAATATCAATTTTTCATTACCTCTTTGGTTACATTCATCCTTTCTATGACGGCAACGGAAGAACATCCCGTTTCATCAGCAGTTACTTGTTGTCAAAAGAATTTGAATCAATTATCGGTTACAGAATGTCTTATTCTATTAAAGAGAACATAAACGATTACTACAAGGCATTCAAGGTGTGTAATGACCCGAAAAACAAGGGAGATTTAACTCCTTTTATAATTATGTTTACCGATATTATTGATGATTCGTTGCACAAGTTGGTGTACGCTTTGGAGAAAAGATTAGAGCAACTGACACATTACAGAAAGTGCATTATCTTTCTGCCTAAAGGCGCCGACGAAAAATATAGTAATCTGTATTTTTTGCTTATTCAGGCAAGTTTGTTTTCCGAAAGCGGAATAAGCACAAAGGAACTAATGGATGTTATGAAATTAAGCAGAAGTACAGTTACAAACCGGTTAAACACCCTGTCTAATTACGGTTTAATAATCAAAAAAACTTTAGGCAATATCCGTTGCTACAGTCTCGACATAGATAAAATAGATACAATAATGGAAGAGATAAATAAATAAAAAAAAACCGCCCTGACCTGTTGGCGCAAGTCGGAGCGGAAACCACCACACAGGGTGCAGTGATACTACTAAAAGCAATAATATTGTATCACACTCCCCTGAATTTTTCAAGTTTTGAATATCAGGGGATTTTTGCACCCTTTTTTTAAGCAAAAGGAGTGTATAAAATGAAAAAACGCAAAGACGGGCGCTATCAGAAGAACATCTATATCGGACGAGATGAAAACGGTAAACGAAAGTACAAATCCGTATGTGGCACATCACGAAAAGAGGTTGAAACGCTTGCCGCCGAATTAAAACAAAAACTCGGCAAAGGCATAGATATCTCATCTGATGATACATACGGATGTTGGAAAAAACGCTGGCTAACGGTTCAGAGGTCACTGCAAACACCACAGCAATACAAAACGCTTGAACGGTATCTCAAACATTTTACAGAGCTTGAACCTTACAAAATCAACAAGCTGACAATTGCCGACTTTCAGGAAATCGTGTTCGACTTAGCCGCTAAGAACCCAACAACAGGCAAACCCACAGCGAAAAAATCGCTGAAGGAGTTCATCGCAACCGCAAGCCGAGTGTTTGAGTATGCTATTGAAAACCGAGCTATCGACTTCAACCCACTGAAATATGTCAAAATATCAAAGAATGCGGCAAAGAAAAAAGAACGCAGAGCCTTGTCACCTGAAGAGCAAAAGCTAATAATCAACACTCCGCACAGAGGAAGATTGCCGGCAATGATTATGTTGCTTGCAGGACTGCGAAGAGGTGAATGCCTCGGCTTGCAATGGGCGGATATTGACTTGAAACGCAACAAAATAAATGTTCATCAGACTTTGGTTCTTGACGGAAACAATTCTTACATAAAAGCAGGAGCGAAAACAGAAGCAGGTGTCCGCAAGGTTGATATTCCGACCGTTCTGTCAGACTATCTGAAAAGCCTTGCACCCCACTCCCCATTTGATTATGTAGTCACAACCACCAAAGGCAAACTTATGACAAATTCAGCGTGGCGGAGATTGTGGGAGAGTTACATCAATTGCCTAAACCTCGAAGCATTCAATTCACAGCAAGGCAAAATTGTCGGCATTGCTCCACGCAGTAAATACTGCCCCGACGGTATTCCGCAGGTTATAGAACCGTTTACAGCTCATTGTCTTAGACACACCCACGCAACAAATCTTTTCTATTCGGGCTATGATATTCTCTACATTCAACACCAGTTAGGGCATACCAAACCCGAAACCACCTTGAACATTTACACGCATTTAATGCAAGATGATACTGAAGCACCTGCGAAAAAACTTGATGATTTTCTCAATCGTAAAATAAGCTAAAAAATAAATGCAAGGCAAATGTTAGGCAACTGAACTTGAAAAGTCCGATAAACACTAAGTTTTTCACACATTTATTAAGTGGTTTGGGACCAAGATGCCGCAGGTTCAAGTCCTGTCACCTCGACCAAATAAGGTGGTTTTTTAACCACCTTTTTCTTTTTGCCAAAATTACTTAAAATGCCTTAAAAGTGGCTTAAACACTGG